TGATACCGCAACCCGTGGAACATGGGGCGATATCAATAAAGAAAAAGCAATCATCATACATCTGCCAGCAGGAACAGGTAACTGCAAGTTAGTCTTTGTAGATATCAAAGAAGGCTGGAAAGGTGTAGAGTTTGCAATGAAAGTAAGAAAATGGCGAGACCAGAAAGGTCTTGCTACTCCATTCGAATAGGAAAAATATGTCACACTCAGAAGCACCAATCAGTATCACAGTCAAGACAGCAGCAGGTAGTTTAGTAACAGTTCGTGCACAGCATGGAGAAGAACTAGACCAGACAGTTGCAAATGGATTAGATGCAATTGTTTCTGCTACAACAGAACTAGAACGCGCTATTCGTGGCGCATCAGCACCAGCAGTAACAACACAATCAGTTGCTGCATCTCTTGGTGGAACTGTAATCGAAACGGGAACAACAATTCCTGCACAAGAGTATGCACAACCATCAGTTGGCGGACGCAATTGTCCTCATGGAAAGATGACAGCCATTCAAGGAATGGGCAAGGATGGGAAACCATACAAGGGATACTTCTGCCCAGCACCAAAGGGTGCATTCGATAAGTGTAAGAACCAATACATTCAAATGAAAGACATGGAGTGGAATACCTTCGTGCCAGAGCAGGTTAAGTGAAAACTTTAAGACGCTCAATTAGTAAAGCAGAAGTGGGTGGCGAACCATTGCCACCCGCTTTTGCGGCTTTTGAACGGGCTGGAATTATATTACGCAGAGCAGAGGTGACAGTTATTGCAGGCACCCCAGGTGCAGGTAAGTCATCAGTTGCTTTAGCAATTGCAGCCAGAACAAAACATCCAACGCTTTACTTCAGTGCAGATACAAATGCACACACAATGGCAATGCGTTTAGTTGCAATGTCTGGTCATATGACACAGACAGCAGCAGAACAATTGCTCAAGCGTGACCCAGATAAAGCACACGAATTACTACAATTAAACAATCATTTATTCTGGTCATTCGAATCTACACCTACACTCAAGGACTTAGATGATGAAGTCTCAGCCTTTGAAACTGTATGGGGTAGAAGTCCAACCCTTATTGTTGTAGACAACTTAATGGATATAGCAATGGATGGACATGAGGAATTTCAAGGCATGCGTGCAGCCATGAAAGAACTAAAGTATTTAGCACGAGATACTAATGCAGCGGTATTAGTATTACACCATACTAAAGAAGGCTTTGAAGGCTTTCCGTGCCAGCCACGGTCAGCAATTCAGGGATTAGTCAATCAGATACCAGCAATGGTATTGACAATTGGACAGATGAAACAAGGCGATGACACATACCTATGTGTGGCGCCAGTTAAAAATAGATACGGGCGTGCAGACCAAACAGGTAGTAACTATGTTAGTCTTTCATTTAATCCAGATTCTATGTACTTAGATGATGTTCCAATTAGATATGCTCAGGAAGGTATGATGTGAGTAATCCAGCCAAGCGTAAAGGCAGTAAAGCAGAAGCAGATGTAGTCAAGTGGCTTAAGGCAAACGGCTATCAGTATGCAGACCGCAGAATTGCAGGTGCACAGTTAGACAAAGGTGATATCAGCGGAGTCAACGGTGTAACAATTGAAGTCAAAGACCATGTGCGTTTAGACCTCAGCGCTTGGGTAAAAGAACTAGAAGTTGAAATGAAAAATGACAGTGCATGGACAGGTACCGTTCTACACAAACGTAAAGGCAAATCAAATGTAGATGAATGGTACTGTACTATGCCTGCATCAGTATGGCTCAAACTAATAAAGGAGATAATGAATGTGGATTAAAATGCAACTCCTTTTATTATTACAACAAGAGATTCAAGGATTGTTGCTATGGATAAGCACAGTATTGCTGCTTACCTAGAATACTTAGGAGCCAGCCTGCCATCAGTTGGGCACGGCTGGCGCAAGATAAAGTGCCCGTTCCATGATGATGGACATGCGTCTGCTGGTATTAACTTTGATGACCAGCGATTTAAATGTCACGGTTGTGGAGTAGGTGGAGATGTGTACGATTTAATTATGTATAAGGAAGGAGGTAACTATCGTGAGGCTGTCCAATTCGCAGAGGCAATTTCTCCTACAGGCAACACAAGAGTATACAAAAAACATACACATGGCAACGGAGTATCTAATGACACGCGGCTTATCGGTCGCAGAAGTGCAACCGTTTCATCTCGGAGTAGTCAAGGACGCTCTTCCAGGTCATGAACAATACAGAGGTAGACTTGCTATTCCATATGTAACACCATCTGGAATAGTAGATATTAGATTCCGTAGTATGCACGGAGAAGACCCTAAGTATATGGGTATGCCAGGTGCAAAGACAAGTATGTACAATGCACAAGCAGTACTAACAGCCAATGATTATATCTGTGTCACCGAAGGTGAGATAGATTGTATGACTGTAGTTGCTAAGACAGGACATCCAGCAGTTGGCATTCCAGGTGCCAACAATTGGAAGCCATACTATGCAAAGATACTAGATGATTTTGAAACAGTAATTATCCTTGCAGATGGTGATGCACCAGGCTTAGAGTTTGGTAAGAAGGTAAGTAGAGAGTTGGGTAATGTAAACATTATTCAGATGCCAGAAGGTCACGATGTAAATAGCATCGTGTTAGAACAAGGAGCGGAGTTTATAAATGAGCGAATCAGAAAATGTATCCAGTGATATCTGGGAGTACATCAAAAACAATCCTAAAATTGTAGGACTACCTATTGCAGGTGACACAGCATTAGATGTATTAAATGCAATGAGAGATGTGCATGATAAGATTCTAGATAATCCAGAGGTAGCAGCAGATATGCTGACTATGCTTGCAGGATTAATTCTATCTACAACACAAGGTAATGCTAAAGAAATATTAGATGAAGTTATAGTAGCCAGTGCAATGCACGAGTTCGACAGTGGAGTTAAGGGAATCCTCAATGAAAAATAATACAGATGCAGAACAAATAACAGATGAATTATTAACAATTTTATTTAAGAAGCATGCTGACTACGGTCCGTTAAACATAGCCCATGCCCCAGGCGGGGCAATGAATGGGCTGCGTGTCCGTATGCATGACAAGTTAGCCAGACTAAATCATCTGGTAGATAAGGGCGACACGCCCAACTATGAAACAGTAGAAGATACCCTAGTAGACCTGGCTAACTATGCAATAATCGGACTATTGGTACAACGCGGACAATGGGAAGGCATTCCTAGCAAGGAATAAAATGGATTATATAACTGAGTATGAGTCTGTTGTTACTAACATTGCTTCCGAGTACCATAAAAAATACCCTATGGTAGAGACACAGGATATATCTCAGATACTTTGGATGTGGTTCGTTACTCATCCATCTAAATATAAAGAGTGGTCAGACCTTGAGCAAAAGGATAAAGATAAACTTATAGCCAAGTCGCTTAGAAATGCAGCAATTACTTTCTGTGAAAAAGAAAAAGCAAAGGTAGTTGGCTATGAGTTCCTTGACCTTTACTACTATGACGCAACAGTTATAGAAGCATTCCTTCCTTCAATCATCTCTGAATCATATGAGATTCCATCTAAGATTAAAGACCTTAACTTTAAGTTTGGTAAAGGTGAAACAACAGATGGTAATAACTGGCTAGTTCTCAGGTCAGACATAGCATCAGCATACTATCAGTTAGCAGAGGCTAAACAAAAAATTTTAAAAGTTAGGTTTTCAATGGAGAACTGCGAGTGGGATGTAATTGCACAGGAGATTGGTTCCACTCCAGAGGGAGCACGAAAGAAAGTACAGCGTGCTATTAGTTCTTTAATTAGAAATCTTGGTGGCTATCGTCCTTCTATGGAAGAAGACAGAGTAGAGATTGATAAGCCAGATGACTCAGAGTGACAAGGACATAAGAGATTTACTGCACCCTACGGACTATAGCAAGTCTATGGATTTACGAGGGCAGAAGTTAGGTAACACCTGTGTCTGTGGCTGTGAGGTATTCATTGCACTCGTAGCATTTGACGAAAACAAAGAGATATGTTTTTATTTTCTTGATGGTGAGTGTGCAAGTTGTGGCTCTATGGTAAGCCTTCCATATCCAGATGATACAAATGAAGAGGACTGCGAGTAAATGGAAAAGACATTACGGATATTAAAACAAGAGTCATACCTTGATGGGTACACAGATGCTAGAGAAATGATTGCAAAAGATATAGAACTAGCACATCAGCAATTAGATTGTTGTCAGGTAGCAGTAGCCGTATGCTCTTGTGAGATGGCAATTAAGATAGCCAGAGGTGAATGGAAAGTAGAACAACCTATTCCATGGGAAGAAGTAAAGAAGGAGTTGAATCTATAATGCCATTATATGATTTTAAATGTGATTGTTGCACAGAAGTAATTGAAATTAACGAACCAATACCACCAGCATGTGGGACTTGCGGTAATTTAATGGTGCGTATATGGTCGGCACCAGCAATACAATTTAAAGGTTCAGGCTTTTACTCAACAGGAGGATAAATGTCAGACTACCCTCGATGGGAATCAACACCAGCATGTGCAGGAACAGACACAGAGTTATGGTTTAACGAGGATGACGAGCCAGGATATAGAGAGAAGAATTTATTACAGAAGATTTGTGCAGGTTGCGAAGTACGCAATCAGTGTTTAGACTATTCATTACGGCACAGTGTTATGGGATACTGGGCAGGTACTACACCTAGAGAGAGGCAACGGTTGCGTAAGAAGTTAGGTATTGTTTCAGAACCTATCTATAGCGCATGGGATATAGCGTGATAAAAACATTGTACTCTTTAACACCACAAGAAGAAGCCATTGCAGTTGAAGTAGGTTATCAAAGACAAAAGCCATATCTTGGCGACCCTACTCGCAATGTAAATTATTCAGAGGGAGATTTGTGGGAACTGTGGCAACATGCTGTTGCTGCTGGTAGTGAGTTGGCTTTTGCCAGAATGATTGGCAATACAGATTTTGTTCCTCACTTTAATAAATGGAAAAGTGAATTAGATATTCCTGGTCTTGGAGAAATCCGTTATACATTTAGTGACCAGCCTAAATTAAGATACACAAATAGAGATAATGATTCAGATGTATACATACTAATGACTGATGGTATGCGTCATAAAACTAGACGCACTGGACCAGACTGGCTAGGTGTTCCATACAAAGCGGTTGGATGGTTATATGGTAGTCAATGTAAAGTAGATGCATTCAAGTACAATGAAAAATCTTGGTACGTTCCCGCAACCCAACTATCATCAATGAATACATTACCTTTGGAGTACAATGTCAAAACTATCTGACTTTGATATTGACCTATCAGTTGGTCATGACGGAGAAAATTTAGTCAAAGAACTACTCACTGGTGGTAGAACCATTGAAGTAAAGACAGATTTAAAATGGAAAGATACTGGCAATGTTTATATTGAAACAGTATGCTGGTCACACAACAAAGAAGAGTGGTACCCATCAGGGCTATCAACTACAAAGGCTGAGTACTGGGCATTCGTATTAGAAGGGGCAGTAGTGATGGTACCTACTGAAACTCTCAAGACTATTGTTACTATTAGAGGCAGGGCTATAGCCTGCAACATCCCACCTAATCCATCTAAAGGCTATCTAATTAAGATTGAGGATATACTTAATGGGATAAAAGGTTTCTAGGAACCACCTAGAAAACAGAAAAACCCCCGCTCTGGTATGGGGAAGACCAGGACGGGGGTTATCTGCTGTCTACGGGGCGACTAGACCCCTTAAATCGGTATTATTCTGAGCCTATTCCGTATTGCTTTTCATTCTTATCTGCCCATTTAGCCAATGGGGCAGCCAATGCGCCGATTAGTACTGCGTATTCTGGGCGCATATCTGTGAGTAGTGCGATACCCATAGTGATAGCAGAGGCAAAGACTGCACGAAGATAGGACTTCATTGCTGCAATCTCCTTGGCGCTGAACTTAAATACGTTCTTCATTTATTCTCCTTCTTAGGTAAAGGTTTAGGAACCTTAGCCTTTACTTTATTTACTAGAGTCGGCTCACCTAGCCATGGGAACCATGGTGATGTGTCGTTTCCACAAGTATCCTTGATGGAAATATGTATGTGTTTATTGTGCGGATTGGAACCCGTATATTCTCTATCACCTTTTTCAGATGACCAGATTTTTCCTTTAAAGATTAAATACTTAACACGTCTATCAGACTTAAGATGTTCATAGACTTCGTGGCAGTTAATGCCACCCAATGTATCGTGCGTTAAGTCTACTGCAAATCCACTATTGTGGTCTGAGTTAGGGTTCTGCTTGATGTGCTCTTTAGATGGAAGCAGACCGTCAGATGCCTTCAGCCTCTTCGGTCTCAACGCTGTTGCCTGTCGAAGCACAGACTTTGCAGCAGGAGTCGCAGTCTTGGCAATAATCATTGTCCCTCATTTCTTCTGCATCATAATCTGATATAGAATTTCTACTTTTTCCTCAAGCCTAATGACAGAATCTTTTAAACTTGTTCCAGAATTTGGTTTAAGTTCATATAGATAATGTTTAACTAGCCATCTTACTGAGCCAGCAAATGCTGTGACGATAGCAATGATGGCAACAAGTAGTGATGCCCAGTTAGCAAATGTCATTATACTGTCCTAATAGTTATCTCAATGACCCCGCCAAACCCATCAAAGCGCTTGTCGGGTGGTGTCATACGGGTGAATGTTACTTCTTCTATGATTGCTTGACGTGACTCTGCGGTAGATAAATCTTGCCAAGTAATAACGTCACCAGATTCTTCAATCTCTTCTAGTAGCGCAATACGGGTAGATGCTCTGCCCTCATAGCCAATCATTGTGTTGTATCTATCTGTCTCTACATCAAAGCAGTAGACAGGAAAGCGCATTACGCGCTGACGTGGTGTAGCAATAGTTGCCTTTGCCTGATAGCCCTTAAATACAGGACCCTTTGTATTGTCATCTGCATCACGACTTAAGACAAACTTGTAAGCAACATACTCTTGAGCAGTTGCGGGTGTAGATGTGGTTACTTCTACTGGAGTAATGTCTGCATCGTATGTAATGTGGTCATACTCTGTGCCGTTCTTATCTACAGTTTCTAGTACCATAGAGCCATAGGTAAAGTCACCGCGTCCAAGAAGACGCTTGAAGTTTTTAGGTTCAAGTGTTCCGTAACGGATGTTACCTGTGGTTATGTAGCCAGATGAAATCAATGTGCTGGCATCTTCAATGTAGATATAGCCATCAGTTGAATTAGCGTATGCAGTACAGAATGCAATTCTGTCTCGGACAGATGGGTCATTGTTTCCAATGAATGCACAAGATGTAGTCTTATGTCCTGATACACCAGAGTAATAAACATCATTTGCGTAGGCAAAGCGTAGAGTTTCTAGTTCATTACCTAGGTCAATACGGATAAGCCCTGGCTCACCAGCCACAGAGGTGGCACACCATACATAGTGGTCACGAGCAGCAAAGTCATAGCAAGGCTGAGTTGTTTCTACAATCAGCGGACCATAGTTAATTGAACCATCTTGGTCAGATACCACTGCAGCACGGATACCTTTGTTAGTACCAATCATCATATAACCAAGGTAGTAGTAAATCTTGTGGATAATCTCGCCTACTGGCATCTCTGCTGCTGTTACTGCAGATGTCAGTGTTGGCATTACACCAGCAGTTGAAAGAGTAAACTTCTGGATAGAAGATTGTATGCCGTTATATCCAGCGATATAAATGGCAGGACCAGATGCTGTAATAGATGTGTATACGTGAGTAGTTGATGGGTGTGTGAATACTAGGTTGGGTGTAGACGCTGCTGCTGTTGCAGATTCATATACTTTATTGTCAGCGCAGATAACTAAGCGGTCTTTGACATACTCCATAGTGGCATTAGAAACTACCTGTGAGTTATCAAATACTTTAAATTCATCTGCAGTACTAGCACTTGAACCAGTCAGTGGCTTACCGTATACAGTAAATTTTGTGCCAGCAGATGTTACGTTAGTAGCCCAGTATGCTTTAGTACCGTCATCACAGGCTGCATAGACTGGATAGACACCAGCACCAGCGTTGTAATCTACAAAGTGAGTTACTGTTCCGTCTGCTGCAATCTTGTCTAGGTCGTATCCATCGTGTAGCAATACGCCCTTTGTTGTGTTCCACATAATGGAACGCAGTTGTTGGAATGCACGACCATTAGATTCAACTGAACCAGTTGTGTTGTGCCCTTGAGTGCAGGAGTTAAGTAGAGTTACCTCTCCCTTAGTCCAGACGTTAACACCTTTGCTATCAGCAAATCGGTAGTGTCCATTCTCATCAGTAGTTGCTGGGTCATAGAAATTAATGCCGTCACCCGAGTGAAATGACATCTGACTTCTAATCCACCAACCAGTGAGAGATTGCTCTCCAGGCTCTGCGCCATTATCAAACTGGTCTTTCTTAAAGGGTGCAGTCTGACGGATATATGGACGTGCATCATTGATTGCGTAGATGAATGGAAGACCACCCACTGCTACATCATAAGCAACATCAGTGTTCTGCCAGATGGCAGTAGATGAAACTACACCTACGTCAACTGCAATCGCACGTTCGGCACGACCTTCGGTAATATCACGACCAGCCACGTTACTCCTTAATTAAATGTATTTGTTTTAGTGCAGTTACCGCAGTCTTTACACATTAGCCGAGAATAGTTTTTAGTTCATCTTCGGTTAAACCGAGTCGAGCCAATAGCGCAACTTTCTTTGCTTCTTGCTCAGCCTTTGCTTCGGCATAAGCCTTAGCAGCCTTTTCAGCATCTAAGCGCGCTTTTGTTTCTTCTTTTGTTTCATCGCGCTCAATATCTACGATTTCCCCTGTTTGAATGTTGTGTGTGCGTTCTGTTATTTTCATGTTATGCCGCGCTTCCATATACATAGACTGTTCCGCCTGTAAAACTTCCAGCAAGAGTCAGAACGGAAATACTTGTTACTGCCGCGCTTCCTCTGTAAATTCCTTGAATATTGTAGCCTAGCCAAGCACCACCACCATTAACTCTTATATCTTTCCAGCCTGTAGATTTTCCGCCGTTAATATACATTGCGCCGTAAGAAGCGTTTGAACCGCTTGTGTCACCTTGTGCAAATGGTATAACTGTGTTTCCTGTTGCACTTGTCCATTGAACATTGTAATTTTCACTGCTTTGAGCATATTTTGGAGATTGTCCAGCATAATAATAATTGCTTGCTGTATCTGTGTTTATTTGAAAACAGTGAAATGGATAACTTGTTGAGTTAGTAGTTGCGCTAATAACTATAACCATAATTTTATCTATTCCGCTAATACCCGAAACAGTTGTCGTTGAGCCTGATAAAGCCGTTCCACCTGTATTAAGTAGAGAATAACTTGAACTTGCACCGCCTACAGAAGCCCATTTTAAACCAGTAGCAGTAGTAGAGTCTGCAGTAAGTACAGTATCGTTAGCACCTACAGCAAGACGAGCAACAGTATCTGCTGCAGTAGCAGCAATGATGTCACCTTTAGCATCTACAAGAGTAGGGTTAATGGCTGTAGCCTGTGTGATGTAGTCAGGATGTCCGTGTGTACCAGTACCGATTGGATACCACACATTGTCTGTAGCATCCCAGGCATAGCCTGGTCTAGGGGTATTGCTTATGGTCGCCATTAGTTATTCTCCTCTAGGTACTTAAGGTATGCCTGATAATCAGAGTTGGCTGGGTCTTTAGGAATAGAACAGACTGCACCACTTTCATCAGTGCGTCTAATCATAAAACCTTCTTCAAGTTCTTCGTATGTATATGTCATAGTATCTCCTAGAATTCTGCGCTTGCGGTCCAGTTACAAAAAACAAATCTTACTGCAGCAACTGTCATATTTGATGCTCCAGAACTTTTAATAACAAAAGCAGAATCATTTGTTCGCCAAGCATCTGCTGTATTTGCAACATAATCAGTACCATTGTTATCTGATGCACGATTAGTAGTTCCATTATATGAATAAGTTGTTATTGTTGGACTCACTCTTTTTGTTACTGCAAATTTAACTAACTGCCAAGTTTCACCAGGAATAATTGTTCCATTAGGAAACCACATTTCACCTGAGTTAGCAGATGCACCAGGGGTTAATGATTGAGCAATAGATTTTTCAAAGTACCGTTGACACGCAGCAAGTTCACCCTGGATAGTTCCAGTGGCTGTTTCAAATGGAGTGGCTACTGAACCTAGTTCTACTTGCACACCCCAAACATCAAGTGTAAAGGTGCTATTGACTGGAAGCCAAAAACGCAAACCCATATAACCAGAGTGTGTTGTTCCAATAGTTTTACCACTAATGGAAGGAACTGTTGTTGTGTATGTAAACCTTTGCCAAGAAGTTGTTATTGAAAAATTTGTATTAGCAAGGTCTGTAGAAACCGCACCGCTTGGTGAGCCGCCAGCGCCAAAGTCTTGTTCTAGATTAAGTCTTACTAAAGACATACTAGATGCTGCTTTAGCCCAGAACGAAATAGTTACTGTTTGACCAGCATAGGTTCTAACATCTTCCATACGGTTTTGGAATAGATTATATGTACCACCAGAACCAGCAACTGATTGTGCGAAGCGATAGAAAAAGGCACCTTCATATCCTGCTACAGGTGCGCCACCAGGAGTAAATGCTTGTTGGCTTACAGTACGAGTAGCACCACTTCCGTCCCAAACCACTGACCATCTATCGGCTGCAAAGGAACCAGTAGCAGGGTTACTAAAGGAAGTACCACGCTGCCATATTCTGAAGTCACCATTAATGATGGCGTTCTTACCTGCAATGTTAGGAGATACTGGACCACCACTAGCAGTCTGTGTGTCTGCCGTGTTTCTTGAACGAGCCATATTAGTTGCCTCCTAGTTGTCGTGCTTGCATTTCATCATAGGTTGACTTAAGCATCGAGGTAAATTCACCGTTGCCACGGTCAATAATGGCGTGAGTTTCTACTCCGCCTAATGTTTCGATTTCAATAAAGGTTACATTTTCCATTTTTATCTCCTATAGTTCTGCATTAAAGCCAATAAAAGCACTTAATGAGTTATTTGCTAATAGGCGCGCAGTTCTACCATTTGTTAGACCTGAAGTATTTGCTTGAAAAACGATGTTATTGTTAGGAGAAGTTGCCCCACCTGCACTTATAGTAAAACTGCTAACTGCATTAAGTGCGCCACCTATAGCCTCTTGAATAGCCATATTAGAAAAATCTATAGAAGTAGGGAAAACTCGCATATAAGAAGGTATGCTAATAGACATTAACGCTGTATTTGGTCCATCTGAATAACCTAAAGCAAATAATGTAAAAACGTTGCTAGCGCTGTTGGCTCTCCAGTAATACCTTTGGCAAGCAGCCAATTCTCCCTGAATATTTCCTGTTGCAGTTTGGAAGGCTGTGGCGTTGGAACCTGCTTCTAGTTGCATACCCCAGAAATCACAGGTCATTGTTACACCAGTTGGCATAGCAATGCGAATCTGTAAGTTTGAGTTTGTTCCAATAGTCACGCCTGACATAGAAGGCAGTGCGACAGTCATTGTGTATCTTGCCCAAGAGGTTGTAAGAGTTGCGCTTCCTACTGTAGTTGTAACAGTTGAAGAACCACCAGTTGATTGTTGATAAGCATAAACAGTTAACGCTCTTGAAGCGTCTGCTTTAGCCCAGAAAGAAAATGTAACTGTTTGACCAGATAATGTTCTAATATCTTCTAGGCGTGTACTAAGGGCTTGAATTGTATTACTTGTACCTGCAACAGATGTGTTCCAACGAAGAAAGTAAGTTCCTTCGTATCCAGCAATAGGTGCGGTTCCTGGTGTAAATGTTTGCTGGCTAATTGTTCGTGTAAAACTTGTTCCGTCTAACTCTACAAACCAACGGTCTGCAGTATATGTTGCATTTGCAGGGTTTGAGAAACTTGTGCCACGCTGCCAAATACCAAAGTCACCGTTGATAATTTTGTTTTTACCAGCAGCAAAGTTGTTAGTGTTAGCCTGGAAAGCATTGTTAACAGCAGACTGAGTGTAGGTATCAGTAGTTGCAATCTGCAGTGGGCAGATAACTTCTACAATATCTCCAGCCACAGTAGCAGTAGCAAGTGTAATACTTGTGCCGTTAGTTGCTGTGTACTCAGAACCAGAGCGAGAGAGTAGTACACCGTTAAGGAATACTTGTTCATATCCTGGGCTGTAAGCCAATGGGATTGAGTAGTCATCATTGCCTGTAAGTACTGTAGTACCTGCAGCAGGTTGTTCAGTCCAGCGTGTGACTACAGTTGTAGGCGCAGTGCCATCTGTGTCAATCCAGATTTGTCCATCTTGTGGGGATACTGGTTCTGTTGGTTGTGCAAGAGCGCCAGCAACGTTGCCCCAAGAAGAAGTTGTTCCATCAGTAGTTAAGAACTTACCTGTGTTACCAGTCTGTGATGGAACCACATATTGAGTTGAGTCAGTAGCAACCAAAGTCTTATTTGATGGAATTGTAGTTCCATTGATAGATGTAGCAGTAGCCACACCAAGCACAGGAGTAATCAGAGTTGGAGTGTTATCCATTACAAACTTAGAACCAGTACCAGTCTGAGATGCAACAGATGTTACATTACCTACAGATGTGATTGGACCAGTCAAGTTGCTTGGGGCAACTACTGTTGTATCTACATAGTTCTTAGTTGCTGCATCTTGTGCAGATGAAGGGTCTCCAAGACCAGTTACTTTGTTGGTACCCATTGCTAGGTTGCCAGTCATTGTTGAGCCTGACTTAAGAACTACTGTGTCTGAGAAGTTTGCTGTATCTGCAAGAGCAGCAGCAATCTCATTAAGAGTATCAAGTGTTGCTGGAGCACCATCAATAAGGTTGTTGATTTGAGTATCAACATATGCCTTTGTTGACGCATCTGTATTATCTGTAGGTGTAGCAAGGTTTGTAATCTTCTGGCTATTAGCAGATACGCTGCCAGTAGGAGCAGCCATCTGGTCTAGACGATTTGTACGAACCGCTGTATTGAAATCAGAAATGGTAGATGCTGTCTGTGTTCCTGTGTGGTTAGCACGGGCTAGTGGGTCTGTAGCCAACTTAGATAGTTCAATACCTGCAGCAGTTGCAATATCAGCATTGACTACTGAGTTAGTAAGGTTAAGTTTGCCATATCCAATTTGAGCAGATGTATTAATATCAGCATTAACAATAGTGCCATCTAGAATCTTGGCAGATGTTACTGCTCCGTCTGCTAGGTCTCCAGCAACAATAGTGCCATCAGCAATCTTAGCCGAAGTAATCGCGCTATCAGCAATATCACCAGTAGCAATAGTTCCGTCAAGAATCTTTGCTGAGGTAATTGCTCCATCGGCAATATCTCCTGCAACAATTGTTCCGTCTGCTATCTTTGCGCTAGTAACTGCTGAGTCAGCAATCTTTCCTGTGGTTACTGCAGTTGGGGCTAGTTTGCCCTCTGTGACTGATAGGTCATCAATCTTAGTTGTGCCTACAGCACCAGTTGCAATCTTACCGCTTGTGATAGCAGAGTCTGCAATGTCGCCAGTAGCAATTGTAAGGTCTGCAATCTTGGCAGATGTAATAGCGCTGTCAGCAATCTTGGCTGTTGTAACGTTAGCATCTGTAATCTTTGCAGTTGTTACAGCGTTAGATGCAAGCATTGTAGTTGATACGTTGCCAGTGCCAGTTGATAGAGTTACGTTAGCAATAGTCAACCCGTGAGCAGTTGTAGTATTTTCAATATGATTATTGGCTTCACGGTAGTCGCGACCAATAGCCATATGACGAACTACTGCACCAGCAGAGTGAGTCTGACCAGTAGAGCCATCAATACCACGAACGATAGTTAGTGTGTTAGTACTGACGGCGGTGACATCTACAATTTCTTCAAGTGCTGTATCTGGGTCAATTACTACTGTAAAGGTTTCACCAGCGGAGATTGTTACACCACCTAGTAGGGCAGAACCTGACACAACAGTGGCAGATGTACCGCTTGATGTGAGTGCACCTGTCAGCGTAGTTTGCTGAGAGCGTGAGGAGTATTTTCTAGTTGTCATTCAGGTTCCTTATCTACCGTAATGAGCGCGGGGCGGATACTGTTGTTGTTGCGATAAAGTTTCTTCTGCTAAACGCTGAGTAAACAAAGCGTAAATCTGTTTTGTTGCTGTCTGTGATGCACCGTATGGACGCTTGCTATCTGTCTCATCAGCCTGTGGGCTAACCTGAGCAGCACGTGCTGGGTCAAGGAATGAGAGCAAACGATAGATAGAGCCAAGAACTACTACATCTTTGCAAGACTCTGGTAGTCCAGTCACTGTTGTAAAGACATCAGTGTTAGCACTAAACGCTGCTGGGGCTGTTGCATAGGTAACCTTGACTGTTCTGCCAGGTGTAATGTAATCACCAATAGTTACTGTCTGTGCTCCCGCACCCCAAGTGGCAACATCTGGAAACGCGTCAAAGTCAAATCGCTTAACGCGAATCCATTCTTTAGATGGTCCTACTTCTTGCCAGTGCATTGTAATAATATTTTGTATGTTTAAGTTATCTAATTCGTATGTAGTTACTGCAGCATTGTATGTAAATGTAGTCTGCTTAACAGCAAAGATGCTGGCTCCGATTGCTCGGATTGTGTCATTGATAGCACGCTTTACTACAAAGCGTGGGAATGTAGGAGCAATAGTTACTTTGCTATCTGCTGTGTGAGTTGCTGCTGTTGTGCCTAAATAGCCACGTCCGTAAGGAGCAACTGTTGCTGTGTTAGCGACACGGTCATATGAATCTACCCATAGCAACTCTTCGTCAATCTCAACGATACCCTTGCCCAAAGAGTCAGTAGAACCTAGGCTAAGGACTAGCGGAGACGCAGAGGAAGAAGTAGTTGTTGTTACGGCAGAAGACAGATAGGTTGTGCGGTCTTGCTGAAATGTATAACCAGATAGATTAATGAGAACTTCATCAATCATATTAGATAGGGTAGTCATTATAGAGTCCTTAATGCGTCAACCGCAGATTTGCCAGTAGTTCCAGCAAGTTCATTGCAAACACCATTCAAGTCTTTAAAGGCTGATGGCTGGCGAGATGAACTAACTTTGTAGTTAAGTGCACCAATGATGCCCTTACCTGCAGTTCCAGCCCACTTGTTTGCAGCACCCTGCTCATCAAGAAACGCAGTTCTTACAGGATATGTTCCGCCATTAGCCAGACGATTAAGTTCGGCACATAACGTACTACCAGCAGTACCAGGCATTATTCTCTCCCTTTAGTCATTGCATTGTAATAATGTTCATCAAACGAGAACCGTTTCATATGTGGCACGGTTGCTCCCGTGTCACACCAGACCTCTACGCCAGCCTTATCGCATAGCGCAAAGAAATATATATCTTCACCAATGAAAGTCTTTTCAGTTCCAGCCTCTGCAAACATTGCTACGTCAGGAACATTCTCGACTATTTTTTCTACAACGCTTCTGTGCATAAGGACAAAACCCATACCAGCAGCGCTGACTTTTATAAACTTATCTTTAGGTAACGGATGTATAGGAGAGATACCTATAATCCCGTCTTTCTCTGCAAACTGAAATACTGTTGGTGTAGGAACCATTAAAGGTTCCTCTGGGTTTTTAGTTGTAAAGTAAACGCCAGTAACAATAGGATGCTTCTTGGCATCCTTCTTGTTCCACAGTCTTAAGAAGTTTTCTGGACTGATTACTACATCTGAGTCTACCCAGAGTAGCCAGTCCGATTTGTTCTTTTCGTACCAATATCTAATAACGTACTCACGTTGCCTAGCAATCTGATTACCAGAACTACGGATAGTTGATTCAAACTTTATACCTGACTTAAGGAGTACATCTGTAACTCCCTGCATAAACTTGCCATCAACCATTCCGTTATCGCACCAAGCGATAGATACTGTCTCTTGCATTGTCCCCTGCTTTCTTATTTCTTCTTAGCCCTAGCGTTGTCTACTAGATTTGGATAAGGTCGTCCAGCCTTCTTAGCCATTGCTTTCGCCTTGGTCTTCTGTGCTGGAGTCAATGGTGTTGATTTCTTATTAGGGTTCTTCTTATCCCAGAATGCTTTCTTCTTCACCATTTCACCTTGTCTGCCCAGTACGCAGCAGACATCTTGCCCTTGGCAATGTTCTTTGCGTGACGTGCTTTGAATGAAGCCTGACGTGCCGTTGGCTTTCTGTCACCAGTAACACCCTGTTGCCCAAAACGAATTGTCTTAACCTTATTACCCTCTTTAGCCACAACTATGTGTGACTTCTTAGGATGGTTAGGAGTACGCTTTGGCTTGTTAAAGCCAGAAACTCCTGCTCGTTTTAATCTAGGGTCTGTCATTATTTAACAAACCTGCCACCTTGCCAGGTGTATCTTTTACCCTTATATGTTCCACTGTATACATTAGGGTCTTTGTCAGTAAACTGATTTTCTGGTTTTACATAAGCCAGAGTTGCTTTATCAATATTTAATTGCTCATATGATGTTGGACTTGGTGCTGGCTTTGGCTTTGCAGTAATCTTTGGTTTAGGCTTAGGTTTTGGAGTTGCCATTATTTCTTCTTTCTGTTTAAAGTTTTCTTGTCGTTATAGCCCTTGATGATTACATCAGCATCTGATGGAATACCCTTTTTGTTCTTGCTTGGAGGGCGCTTGCCCTCTTTAAGAAAGTCATTAAGACCTTTTGGCTTTGGCTTTAACTTCTTAGGCATAGCAACTGGGTTGCCACGTGTCATATCTTTCTTAGGCATAGCAACTGGAGTACCCTTTAAACGCTGCCTAGGCATTGCAGATGGCTTCATTCCCTTTTGTGCCATTACTTCTTTTTCCCCATCTTCTTAATCATTCCGCGCTTGGCTGTCTTCTTGACCATTTTTTTGCCAGTCTTTTTGGCTTCCATCTTTGCCATAGCCATACCTTTTGATGTGTATGGAAATTCCTTCATTCCTACTTTTGGCATTTTATACTCCCAGTTCTTTCATTACTTCGGCTGTCTTGGTATTTATATCTCTTGCTTTAGGCATAGTGTCTGCATCATAGGCTCTGCCCAAAGTCTCTGATGCTTTATGCGCCTCTTCAACATGGCGCATGGTTGTACCTGCTGGTTGTATACCTTGTGCTCTAGCATCTCGATATGCAGCCAATTCAGCATTCCATTTTTTATCTGGAACGTCCCGCTTAGCATCTCCAGAGTTCATCTGAAGACTTAAACCTTTACATCCAAAACAACCTTCAACATAGGTTGGATGCGCTTCCCAGTGTTTCATATATCCCCTACTGCGCTGTAAAGTTTGCTTCTGTAATCCCAACATTGCCAGCAATAAGTGCTGCCTTAGTTGCTTCACTTACTATGTGGTTTCTACCGCCTAGGTAAACTTCTTCGTAATCATTCAAGTCTTCATCTAGAAGATATCTGGCTTGATGATATGTTCCATTATGTTTGACTATTGTTATACCTCTGTCTAACTTGTAGAAGTAGAACAAGCGATGTCCACCTGCTGGTCCTTCACGGACTGTTGGTGTTTTAAAAACATACTCTGTCATGCGTCCTCCTCAATGGACTTACTGATAGACAGGGATTGCTCCCTGCCTATCCGTCAATCAATTAAGCGATTGATGAACCTGATTCGATTCGGTATAGAGCCTCTTCGCGGTAGCGAGCAAAGCCGAGTACGCCGTACCAACCCATTGGGCGATGACGCATCAACTTGTCAACTACTGGTCCGATGACTGTGTGTGGTTCTTCAGCAACTGCTTCTGCCATTGCTTGCTGTCCAGCAAGAATAGTGCGGTATACGCGAGCAGATGAAGCACCGTCTGTTGCATTGTAAAGACGTGGAGACTCTACGAAGTATGCACCTTCGTATGTTCCAATCTCTCCTGCCCAGATGCGGTCTTGTGCAGAACCGTATTGGTTAGGAAGCAACCAACCTGCTGAGCCTGTTTCGGCGCGGAGGTCGTGTGAAACTTCTGGGTGGATACCACACCAGTAGAGTGAGCCCTTGCGAGCAACTGCCTTGTTAGCACGGAGTTTTGCAACTGCCTTGCGTAGGTTAGCAGATGATAGTGTTGCAGCAGCGGTAACTGTTGCTGTTGATGTTGCTGTTGAACCTGAGTAGATTACGTTTGAACCGCCACGCAATGTTGCCATTGCTACAGCGTCAATAGAATCTGCAAGGTTGAATGCAATGATGTTAGCAATTGCTGGGTCTACATCAGCAAGGCTGAATAGTTCAAGCGCACGTGTTACCAACACTGAGTTACCGTACTCGTTAAGAGTAATGGTTACAGATGTTGGTGTTGATAGTGCTACTGAATCTGGGTCAGCATCTTCTGTTAATGCAGTTGTTGCAATTGATAGGTCAACGTACTTCTGTAGAACTACTGTTGAACCTGGGATTGATTGGCGTGCTGGACGCTTGTCTGCGACTGAACGAATAAGTGGTTCAGAACGGAGAGCAAACTCCAAAAGGCGGTCATAAGCCTTTTGAACTAGACCAGCCGCACCAACTGTACCTCCGAGAGTGGAGGAACCTGTGGATGTATAGGCATTAGCCATGTTGTCACCTCCAAGTGACTAGGAACTATGAATGTTATTGTGAGCGAAGGAAGTCAATGAGTTCTTCTGCGCTCTGAGCGTTTTCTAATCTCATTGTTAATTCATCTGCTCGTTCAGGGGTCATAGCATTCTGAGTTACAACATCTTGCTGCCTTAAGGTTGCTCGATTAAGTTGCTGCTCTTCATTTACTGGCTCTTCAACTTTTAATCCGAATAAGTCAGCGTTATCATCGAGCCAGTTTGCAACTGACTCCTCGTTAACATCTTCCAAATCCTTCATAATAAGTCGCGCTGCCTTAGCATTGACGCCCTTCTTTTCTAGGACTTCTTTGACAGTACGCTCACGCTGCACCTTGGATAAACCCTCAAGTTGCTCTGTGAGTTCTTTGATACGCTTCTCGTCAGCACGCTTGGCTTTACGTAACTTCTTTAACAAGTCACCGCCATCGCCTGCAGAGGTTTCTGTATCTAGGTCGTCTTCGTCTTCTTCATCCCAGTAGTTGTTGCTCATAGCAACTGTCCACCCTTCTATTCGTTGTTAGTCGCAAGCCTCAGTATCCAATCGGGGAATTGGGCTGGCTCTTGCTACCAGTCTTATACGCTGGCGGGGCTGGTTGGTCCGCTCAGGATTCTTATTAGATTAAGCCAGATGTTCCTGTGCTTAATGAGCCACGTGTTACACCAGACTGACCAGAGAAGGAAGCAATCTCTTTCTCTGCTAGACGCTGGCGCTTACGCTGTGCAGAGGCGAGACCCTTGAAGGTCTCTTCTTCTGCCATACCTTGTGTGTATTTAATTCCTTCTTCTTTGTAGATGTCTCCCAGTTTTGATGCAGTAGGTAGGATGTCTGCAATAGTTGCATATCCCTTACGTGCTGTCTCTAGGTCTACTCCATACTTGGCAAGTTCTTCTGCTGATGCAACATTGGAAGTAAGTCCCTGTGCAAAGGCTGATGTTCCGATTTCAGCAGATGTAACCTTCTCTTTAAGACGTGGAAGATTCTCTTTAGGATTCAAGAAGTATCCAACTAAGTCTTCATCTGTAATGTTATAGAAAGAACGGAGAGTAGATTTAACCGCTGGGTCAGCATTGGTAACTCTATCTACGACAGTACTAATTCTGTCTTTAAATTCAACTGCTGAAATATCAGCACCAATTGCTGCAGCCAATTTAGCCTGACGGGCAACACGGTCTGTGCCAAAGTATCCAGCCTGACCGTATGCCTTAAGAGTCTCTGAGTAAGAGTTCTCTAGTGCTAGGTACTCAGCCTCTGATAGTACGTTTAGTCCAGCCTTAAGACGCATCTGGTTTCCAGCAAAACGTGTCTGGTATGCAGGTGTCTGCTTGAGTAGAAGTGTTGCTTGGTTTACACCAATGTCATCCTTCATGTAGCCCTCAATAGTTGAGGCTAAATCTTCTAGACCGTACTGTGCAAAAATATCTTTTAGCAAAGCAAAGGCATCTCTGCGGTCAGCATCTGCCTGTACTTGTGCTGGTGTTTTTCCACCTATAGGAGAGTCTTCTTCTACTATATCTGAACCGCCAGTACCGCCACCAGTATCAGTACCGCCACCAGATGGTGCACCACCTGCACCCTCTGGAAGTGTTCCTGTTTGTGCGTTATAACCCATTGATTTAAGAACATCTTTTAGCGCACTGTTAGCGTCTTGCGCTCTTGCTAATAATGTTTTTGCTTCTGCTATTTTTGCTTTATTGCCTGACTTTGTGGCTTTAGCCAAAGCATCTTTTGCCTGTGAGATACCGTAGTTAGAATCTTTAAGAGCCTTCTGCGCATAGTTGCTATCTACTTTAGAAGTATCTGCAAGGGATGCTTTGTATGCATTAGATATGTCAGTAGAACTAATTGTTGTTTTCTTAGGCAAAACGTCTGCAACTTTTTTACTAACTGCATTGGCTTTATTAACAGCAGCCTTCTTGGCTGCCATATCTTTATCTGTTCTATCGTATGCGCCAGCCATTATGCCATCAATCCGAATGACTTGAGAATCTCATTGGCATAACCAGATGCTTCTTCTCGTGCATTCTTTGTAGTAGCCCAACGTGGGTCTTTCTTTAATCGTTTCTGGAAATCAGTAAAACTCATAACTCCTGGCTTACCGTCATTGCGTAGTGCAGCCTGAACATCTGGGTCAAATGGGTCAATAGCATTATCTGGCATCTCAAGAATCTGTCCCTTGTAATATGCGTACTGATTTGCAATGCTCTTGATATCCATACCATCGTCAATAGACTGCGCTAAGTTTGAGTACATAGCCTTAGACATTGTTTTAATAGATTGCTTCTGAGCATCTAGGCTGCCAGTTGTTAGTGTTCCGCCTGGCTTCATGCCAGACATAACTTTCTCTAGTGCATCCTGTGTACTAAGGCGAACGCCATAGTTTGTTGCATAGGTTTTAAGTTCTGAGATGTTCTGAGCAATCTTGCCGTTACCCTTGGCTACATCCTCAAGGGCTGTGCCACGAACAGATGGCATAACTACATCACTCATAATACGTGCATAGTCATCTTCATTAAGAAGAGAGCCTGAAGACTTGGATACTCCGCCACTGGTTGTAGTCTTGATACGAGCAGTCTTTTGCTCTTTGATTACACGGTTGTAGAAATCCTTCTTCTCAGCAACAGTTGCTTCACGTCCAAGCATATCTGTCACGAAAGAGTCAATCATCTGGGCAGCATCAGTCTTAGTAATTTCCTGAGCGGTAATTGAAGGACCGCCAGATACATAACTCTGCTTACTACCTAGCCAAGTAGAAAATGGAGTAAGTTGCGTCCTGCCTTCAATCTGAAAGCCTTCAATCATTTCGATGCTGTGGTCATTTGCTGCATCTTTAATGGCACCAGTAAAAGCAGATTCGCTCTTTGTGATGTAGTCCTTTTCGGACATGAAACCTCTTGTATAAAGAAGGCTACGAAGTTCTTCTGGACGTCCTTTAAATTCTTTCTTTATTGCAACAACTATTTGGTTAGTATCTGCTGGAGACCAGTCTTTTCCATTTGGCTGTACATAAAGAAACTTAGCGTAGGCATCTCCCCTTGTACCTGGCGCTGTAATGATTCTGCGATTATACTCATTAAAAGAAATTATATATTCTGGCGTTTCACCAAAGGACTTATTAAGGTCTCTATATTCTGGATTAACAAGGTTTGGATTACCTAAAACTTTATCAACCATTATTTGCCTCCAGTTCCTGCTGATATTGTGTCTCTTGAATATTGGTTAAGCAATCCAGTAAAAATAATTCTGTTTGCTTCTTTAACTGCTGGGCTTACCTTTGATAGTTCGCCAAGTATTCCTGTAATTCTTTCTTTCTCTGCAGCCTTACGGTCAGCAAAATCTGAGAATCGTGCTGCTGTTTTATCTTCTGCAAGGGCTTTGAAGCCAGCAATCTCCGCAACTGCTAGGCTCATAAGTGAACGAGTCTTCTTATCAATAGGTGTATTAGTGCTGTTGATAGCCTCACCTAAAGCCTTGAACATTACATTCAATTCTCCGCGACCTTTTCCAGAACCACCAATTTCTGCATCTAAAAACGGATTAGATATTAGAAGTGCAGATTTATTCTTGGCTGCAGTATCAATTGCAATTTTGCGATTGATATACGACATAGGAGTTTTTAATTTGTTATTTAAATCTTCTTCAATAGCAAAGTATTTTTGACGGTCCTCTGCTACCTGAACGCTATCTAAATACTCTTCAAAAGAAGGCTGAGAAATTAAACCCTCTGACTCCATCCATGCATATACATCTGGGTTGTACTCTCCAGAGTTAGGTGCAAATAGGTAGCCAATTTCTTTGTAAGTATTTAGGAATAACTTATTATCCGTAGACCATTTCTTTAGTTCGTCAGTCTTGCTAATGAAGACTTTAAACTCTTTAGTATTGCGAGGAACGATATACGCTAACTTGCCTGGGTTCTTGCCAGTAAAGATTGCAACTGCCTGGTCAAAGGCGCTTCCAATATCATCACCTTGACTTTCCAAAACACCATTATAGATGTCCCAGAACTCACCCTTCCATGAAGATATGCCAGTCTTCTTGATAAAGTCTGGCAATCCCTTTTCATCACGGATAGTTGGTTGTCCTGGAGAAATCTGACCAAGTAAATTTCTACTGATAATAATGCTGTGAGCAGATAACTTTAGTTTCTTTAGATAGTCACTCTTCTGTTCAACTGTTGCATTAGTTGGCAGCGCATTACCAAATGCTTGGTGATAAGATATAGCCTGTAATACTGCTGTGCTCTTCTGACGGTCTAGTTCTGCTGGACTAACAGTACTTATTACACTGTCAAGAAACATAGGAACAATAGCAGTGCGGAGTGAAATTCTATCTCCGAACTGACCTAAAGCAAGACTGTCAAATTTTTCTGAGAACTTAGTTGCTCTTGGCGCAATTTCTTTCTCAATAGAATCTGGAAGAATCTTAGGAAGTTCACGCAATATTCCCTTAATTGCAAGAACGGATACAGATGCAAAAGGTCCTGCAAGTGCTGGTTGACCAGCATCAGGAGAGAAGGATGGGTTAATCAGTCTTAACTTAAGAGTTAAGTTATCAAATGTAGGAACTTGCAGTGCTGGGTTTCCTGTTAGTCCACGTAGCACTGGCTCAATAGCATTGTTAATAATCGTGTCAGTTGGGAACATAATGTACTGGTCGCCACGCTCATCTGTATATACATCTCCAGATGCTTCTAGTCCTTGATTAAGTAGACGCATTCTGTATATAGTCTGCAAAGGCTTCTTTGTATATAGACGATATACACGGCGATAGAAGTCTTCTGTTGCGCGATAGAAGCGACCGACTGAGCGAATAGATACAGCAAGATTAGTTTTAATTGCTGGGTTATCTACGTACTCAATAACTCTTTCTATTGCATCCCGTATTGCCATCTCAGTAACCTGTGCTTCAGCGTGCTCTTTAGCACGGGCACGCAAGACTTTATCTGGAATATTTGGAGTATTCTCTTTAGCCTGGGCGTAGTAACGGTCAGCAAACTTCTTCTCATATGGAGCAAAGGTTTGTAGGTTTTTATTGTAGAAAATTTCAACTGCTGGTGTGCGGTAAAAACCAGTTACGGTTGCATCCATTACATCCATAGTCCAGTTCTGCCACTTTTCATACATACCTTGCCAACCACTTACTTCTTCGAATATCTGCATATCTTTTTCTGGACCGATATTCTTTAGACGTGTCATGATATTTACTGAAGGCAAATGGTCAATCGTTGCATCTTGAAACTCTTTAAATGTAATACTTGCTGCAGCATTAGCCCAAGAATTTGGAGCCAGTACTTCATCTTGATTTGCTTTGCCAACAATTGCAACACGCTTAGACTTAACTAAATCAAATAGTTTTTGATTAAAAGATTCTGGACCACCATGAAATGTATTGCGCATATCAATAAGCATTGCTTCTACGTGAATACGTGCAATGTCAACTTCTGTATTGCCTATTTGACGCCAGTAAACCGTGCTGCTAAACAAAGAATTAAAAGCCTTCGCCACCTCTGGGTTAGAGATGATGTATTCACCTTCGTAACCACCAGGTATACGCTCTACACCCATATCTTTTAGGATTCCATCACGAGCGCGTAGGAAATCTGAATCAGTTTTTAATGCACCGTTGCGAAAGAAAGCATTAACTGGATTTAATGTTACGCCTTCTGCAACCTTTTCAGAGTTGTAAGGAAAACGGATAGACCAGTTATCAAAGTGAGCAATGCTTACGGCTCTCTTAGAAGCCTTGCGCACATCTAATTCTGTATATCTTGAACCTTGTTCAAGTCCTAGTTCTTTGAGTGCTGCTGTCTGAGTAGATGACACAATTGCTTGGTCAATGTAGTCAGCATCAATGCGACCAGTTAAATTTGATTTAGCACCTACGGAGTTAACCATAGAATCAAGATATGTAGGGCTGTGCTTCATTAAGCGCTTGAGACCATCCCATGCTTCTTTGCTTAGTGTATCTCCATAGATTTCTTGAGTACGCTCAACGGTTGCATCCATAACCATTCTTTGATGCACTTCGCCAAGGGTAACTTCTCGCTTCATCTTTACGCTTAAATCATCGGCAATAGATTGCAGAATATCTCTACGCTCTGCGCCAGAAATCTTTTTTGTAGGGTCTAATTTAGGAAACATTCTTGGAATGCGATAAGGAATTCCTTTTATTTTTCCAGATTTACCAGGATAATAAAATCCTCGCTTATACATACCCTGAGTTGTTTTAGAACCAGTAATTGTTTCAGTTGCTTTTCTAACGCCACGTCCACCAAAAACAAAATCACGAAGAAGATATGTTGGATGTGCAAAGTAAGCAAAGAATGATTCATCTACTGCGCTTCGTTGTCCGAGGCGAGGAAATAGTGTATGCGTTGTCCAGAAATCTGTAAACTTACGCACAGCATTATTGCGTGTAGCACCGCCCACAAAATTAATAAAGTTAAACTTTTCTGCAAGTTTAGAACCAGATGCTACCTGATAAATATCATCAAATGGTAGTGGAGCAATACTGTTTGCTACCTGTGATGGCTCAACAATACCACGACTTGATTGATAAGCCACATCATTTTCGTAACGAACGCCACTCTTATGAAGTAATCCAACAAGGCTGCGTGGAATTTCGCTACGAACAGTAGAGAACATACCAGCCTTCTCGTTGAAGGTAGAACTTAATATCTCATCCATCAACTGTTCGCCACCTGCGTTACCGTGTAACCCAGCCTTAACCATTATGCCAGCGTAAAGATTACGAACCATTGTTAATTGAATCTCTGGAGATTCGTTAAGAAATGCCTCGGCAAAAGCATCAGCATTTGCTTGCGGCATAGCAAGATTTGCTAGGTTTCTAACATCATTTATGGTTTTAATTGCATCTTCTCCATAAACAATACGTCCTGGAGCAAGGGAGCCTAGTGTCTGAATTTTTTGCAGAGCCTCTTGAGCCTTAGATACATTAGCATCTAACTCAAAGAGTTGACTTAACTCTGGATTGATAAGACCTTCTTCTCTATCTGCAACCTTCTTTAAGATTTCAGTAGTTGTTTTTAATCTCTTTTGACCAGATGCAATGATTTCTTCTGTAGTAGCAGTTGATGGAGATGGGTCAAAGATACTCTTTGCTGTTCTGTTTAGTGCAGATGAAAGAACTCTTGAACGTCTGGCAACTGGAATACCATTACGGCGATAAGAAACGCCATCTACGCGACCAGTCATAAGCAAGCCAGCATCGTCATTATCTGTGAAGAATTTCTTTGCGCCCTTCGCGTCAAAGGCTTCGTACTTTGCTAGTTGTTTAATAACACCTAATTCTGCCCACTCAGGAAAGTCATTACGTATTTCTCTGTAGATTAAACCGCGTCCCATTTCGGTTGGCTCATCAGCATATCGTTTAATAACTGGACCAAGTTGCTTATCCCAAAGGGTAACTACATCCTTCTGCTTAAACACCCAGTCCATGCCAGCATCTAAGCCTTGTCTTTCTGCAACAAATGAAAACTGGTCAGCAAGTTTTTGTCCGCGACTTTTAAATCCACCAAAACGAGAGATTGCTTCTGGAAGACTAGCCTTAACTCCAGCGTATGCACCTGTTGTACCCTTAAGGATTGGACCAATACCCACATATGAAAGAGGGTCAATCATTAATTGATAGGTTGCATCTATAGGAGTAGAAACCATCTTTTTTGCACGTAGCAAACCTTTAGGTGTTGCCATGTCAATTCCAGCAAACTTTAATAGTTTGTAGGACCAAGAATTCTTATCAACATTTGGGTCCGCTAGAACCCAACTCTCAACTCTGTCGCGACCTGGGCTAAACTGTGCACCCTGCTTAATTTCCTGAAGCATTTCGTTGAATTTCTTAGGGTCATCGCCCATCATAATGAGCGCTTCAGTCATTTCTGCGTCTACACCTTTGCCGTATAGGCTAATAGATTCTCCTGGTGTACGTCCCTCTGCTAAACCGCGAGCAAGGGCAACCTTTGCTGCGCCATACTTTTGCTCGTATGTTGCAACACGACTCCAGTCCCATGAGTTCTTGCCATCAAAAGCATCCTTAAGTAATTGCTTAGAAAAAGGCTTGTCCTGAGAAAGTTGTTTAATACCAGTTCCTACTGTATTTAAAGTCTTTCCATAAACTTCTGCTGTTTTAAAACCAGCAATAATTGGGCTAAAAAATAGTTCTGCTGATTTAGTTAAAGCCTTACCAGCACCCTGAATAGCCTTTCCTACCAAACTTTGCTCTGGCTGAAATCTTTTTTCTTTAGGAAATAGACGATTAATATCTGCTTGAACAGTTGGGTCTAGTTTAAGAAAGTCTTTACGAGAACTTTCTTCACTCATCTTTAAAAGTTTTTGAGCAGACTTATATGTATAAGACATTTGTTCAATAACTTTTTGCTGGTCAATTGGAAGGTTGGCATCGATAGCAGCCTTATAAATATTAGGGCTAATCTCTCCAACAACTGGACTTAGAGGTACCTGAGCCATTAGTACCCGCTATCTTCAAGTGCCCGATAAAGTAATTCTGAATCTCCTGTTGGGTCATACTGCGCAATATCACGGATTATAGAAAGAACAGATTGCTGTGAATTAGGAAGTCTTCCCATTGCCTGTGAACCAGCACCAGCACCCATATCAATACCAGATGTAACTGGTTCATTAGGACGCATTGTTGGTGCAAACAACTCTGTTGGCATTTCCTGTTGTGGGAATGGATTGCCAGCCATAGGTGCACTTACTTGGTTTGAGTAGGTTTCTTGTCCTTGTCCGTATGGAAGTCCTGGGATGTAAGTTGCAGCCTGTGTTGGTCCCCCGTCAGTACGCTTAGAAAGAGCGCCAGGACCTGAAACTGCTGCTGGGTTAGACGGCGCACGATATCCTCCGCGTTGAGCCATTATTCATCCTCTT